CTCTGGAACAACCTCTGGAACAACCTCTGGAACAACCTCTGGAACAACCTCTGGAACAGCCTCTTGTAAAGTATCTGGAACAGCCTCTTGTAAAGTATCTGGAACAGCCTCTTGTAAAGTATCTGGAACAGCCTCTTGTAAAGTATCTGGAACAGCCTCTTGTAAAGTATCTGGAACAGCCTCTGGAACAACCTCTGGAACAACCTCTGGTACAGCCTCTGGAACAACCTCTTGTAAAGTATCTATAACGATATCTGGCACAACCTCTGGTACATTGTTAAGAACAATATCTGGCACAGCATCTGGTACATTGTTAAGAACAATATCTGGCACAACCTCTGGTACATTGTTAAGAACAATATCTGGCACAGCATCTGGTACATTGTTAAGAACAATATCTGGCACAGCATCTGGTACATTGTTAAGAACGATATCTGGTATAGCATCTGGTACATTGTTAAGAACAATATCTGGCACAACCTCTATTTTAGGAATATATTCTTTGATGTCAGAATCTTTCAATAAAGATTTGTCAATATAGTTATTGCTATATACAGGCATTGGCTTGGGCTTGGGCTTATATGTCTCTTCAAACGTGTCTTTTGTCAAAGGTCCGCCCTCTAATTCAAACACTAACTTTGTATTTTGTTCTTCATAATACATTGTACGCGGGTTTGCCCGCGGTTTCTTGAACAAAACGTAAATTAAATATAGATTCACGGCAACAATAAAGAAAGGTGGCGCGGGCATTATATAATGTAAAAATAATTCTCCAAATCATTTTCAATTGTATATCGGTTATACCCCGTAAAATTGAATACTAGCCATCTATATGGTACTTAAACACCCACAAATGAAAACCGATTATTTCGAAACCTACCAAATCCATATTGGCCAATCCGCAGCCGAAAATAGCGCCCTTGTATCATCCGCCTCTCTCACCGACATTTGGTTCCACGTATTCCAAGAACCTTCTTGCCATGTCATTTTGAAAAACACAGAGAAGCTACATGCGATTCCACACAAGGTTATCAAACGTTGCGCATATTTATGTAAAATCAACTCCAAAGCGAAAACCCAACCAAAATGCCAAATAATGTATTCGTATGCATCGAATGTTGCGCCCACAGAAATCCCCGGACAAGTGAAAACCGCCGAATACAAACTTTTGCGCGTATAATTATGTTGCGTTCATACAAATATAAAAAGACTCTATAAATTATTATACTATGTCGACCAAACCAGTAGTTCCGTCAAATCTTCGTTCAATTATTACTGATTTTACGGCGGATTTATCAATTGTTTTTCCCGAATATGCCTTTATGTGGTCAAAATGGGCGACAGCAACCGACGCCGAATATGAAAAATTACATGCGCATTGTTTAGCAATATATCCAGAGCGTTTTTTCGATATTCTGTATACGAATGCAGATATATTCAAGTCGGACAGCAAAGCAGAAGTGTCGTTTTTACCGGATGTCAATTTTCGCTTGTTGTTCAATTGCGAAGGTGTTAGTGAGAAGACGAAGACCTCTATTTGGAAATATTTACAGCTGATTTTGTTCACCGTTATTGGGTCGGTCAATGATTCCAAACGATTCGGCGATGCAGCGAATATCTTTGAAGCGATGGACGAGAATGAGCTCCATGAAAAGATGGCGGAGACTATGGAGAGTGTGAGCGATTTTTTCAAGAACATGGAATCAGATGAAGATGCTGCCGAAGGCTCTGCCGAAGCCTTTGCCGAAGGCACACCCACTGCCGAAGACACACCCGATGTCTCAGTAGATGAATTGTCCAATGTGATGTCCGACATTTTAGAGGGATTTAGCAAGATGGGTTATACCGAAGGTACACCATCTACCGATAATGAAGGTACACCATCTACCAATAATGAAGGTAAACCATCTACCGATAATGAAGGTTCTTGCGAAGGCAGTGATAACAAAGGCAAGAAGCCCGGTTTTAAATTACCAAATCCCGAGATATTGAAGGAGCATTTGAAGACATTACTCGATGGTAAATTGGGGAAATTGGCCAAAGAGTTTACCGACGAGTTCACAAATGATTTGAAAGGGTTTTTCGATGAAGAAGACGAAGCCAATATGAAGTCGAGCAAAGATGTTTTGGCAAAACTCATCAAAGACCCCAAGAAGATGGTGCTTATTCTCAAAAAAATCACCACAAAACTCCAAGAAAAAATGAAACGCGGCGACATTTCACAAGAAGAGTTGATGGCGGAGATGTCGGGACTCATGGAGAAAATGAAAGAAATGGGTGGTGGCGCGGATTTTGCCGATATGTTGAAAGGATTGGCGGGAACACCATTAATGAAAATGTTTGAGAAGGGACTTGGAGGTATGGGCGGGAAAATCGATATGAATAAACTGAACCAGATGACCAAACAATCGGGGATGAAAGAGAGGTTGCGCAAGAAGATGGAACAGAAGAAGGCGGCGTTAGCGCAAGCACAGGCATTGGCTGAAGCGCAAGCGGAGACACAGACACCTTCATCCGTTCCTTCACCTGAGATTATCCCCGTAAACAACAATCAATATGTGTTCAAGATTGGCAACGAGGTTCAGGAAAAGTCCGGATTAAAACCACCTTCGGCAAAGCCTTCACCATCAGGTGCGCCATTAGCTTCGCCAAAGCCTTTGTCCGAGGCCGAGTTAATCGCATTATTCTCCAAAAAGGGGAAATCTGGCAAGAAAACCAAATAACCAAACAATATTGTAGACCAATTATATAGTATCATCGCACAATGAGTATTCTCAAATATATTCGCATTCCTATATTTATTGTTAGTTTAGCCATCGGGATTTTATTTGTATACTTGACCAATCCAGATAAACGCAAGATTTTTGTGTATCCGAGCCCAGATAATGTAAATAATATCCAATACAAAGATTCAACGGGTGCTTGTTTTGAATTCAAACAAACCAAGACAAAATGCCCGGATAATGAAAAAGATATCTCGAAAGTCCCGGCACAAACAGCATAGATGCTGTACCGATAAATAGCATAGACCCCCCCCCTTCGGGAGGGGGTATCCAAGAAATTGCATACCAAAAAACGGCACGTTTTTGTGGTAGGGTGTTTTTTTGATGTGAATCTTACAGATTCACATTCAAAAAAATTGCTGGACGACAAAATATTTATATTTTGGAGGTAAGGTGTTTCTTGGATGCCCCTTTAGGGGGTATCCAAGAAATTGAAATCTTTTTTATAAAGATTTCAATAACATAAAAATACAAAACGTAATGAATAATAACAAAATGCAACAAGAACAACTTAACAACAATCAAAATATTGACATCATCTCAATGGCAAAATATGATAAAGAGATTGTCTCTACAATCTCTGAATCCATTAAGGCTGTCTCTGAATTAGAGACACCCTTGGAGACAACTCCTAAGCCAAAAACCCAGTCAGCAGGTCTTCGCACCCGCATCAAGACAATGCACGATGGCGGTCAACACTTCAACGACAACAGCAAACATTCCGAAGATCGCCTCACGTCTGTGATTCAAGGAAAAATCATCCCCCATGCCAGAGCACGTATTGCCGAACTCGGCGGAACACTCACGTTTCTCAAACAAATCAGCCTCTATGATGTCATGGAGATTTTCGCACAACACACCGGCGAAGAAATCGAGAATTGCCCCGAGAACAAAAAGGTGTTTATGAAACCCGACGGTGGAATCATCATTGCCAATATTCGCGATAAATCGTATCCGATTCTGTTGACCGAAGACAAACTCCAGGGCACCAATGACGAACGCCGCGCCCAAGGACTCGCGCGACAAGCAACCGGCAATGCCATTGAACGTGCGGCGAAAAACATCCGCGGAGCAGAGATGTTATTCGGCGGATTACCCGTGTTTCCCTATGTGCTATTCGCATCCGGCTGCGATTTACACAGTTCCGAGACCATTTCAAAACGCCTGGAAATGATGAATTATGGCGTGAAAAACAACTATGTAGAAATATCACCATCAACATCAGTTGAAGCCAAAGCAACCATGGTCGCAGAAATGGTGTCGCGAATCAACATTGCCAAGCGATTTGGTGGACGATGTGTTGCCTCTATGTTTGTGAAAGCGCACAAATGGGATGAGATGGAACACGGAGCATCCGTATGGACACCGGCCGAGATAGAGGCAGTCTGTATGCGAGTTATCGATATGGCAATTGACGCATTGCCTCGCGAATAAATGGGTGGAGGGAGAAATAGATATGCGGCTATATCTATTTTTCTTATGGTGTAAAAAATTGATTTAAATCGTAAATGTTCTATTAAATACACTACGAAAAATGACAGACTTAAACGCCGAAGATACTCAATTCACCTACCAATCAATGCTCACTTGTATTGGGAACAAGCGCAAATTGATTCCCCACATATTTGAAATCGTCGACAATCTCCGCAACAGACTCCAAAAACCCAAACTCGCAATCATGGATGCCTTCACCGGTTCCGGCGTTGTCATCCGCGGACTCATCAGTCTTTGCGACCAGGTTTACACAAATGATTTAGAACAATATGCGCATATCATGTCGCGGTGTTTTCTCGAGACACCTACCACAGAAGTCCAAGCTCGAATTGCTGCGCACATTGACGCAATGAACCGCATCGCCGCCACAGGACCTTACCGACTGGATGGCCCCATTTCGCGCCTCTATGCCCCCCAAAACACCGACGATATTAAGGTTGGCGAGCGCTGCTTTTATACGCGCGAGAATGCCCTGATTATTGATACGCTGCGCCAATACATTGCCGATTCAGTGGAACCAGAGATCCAAAATTATTTGCTGGCGCCTCTTTTGATAAAGGCCAGTATTCATACAAATACCGCGGGTGTATTCAAGGGGTTCTACAAAGACGGCGAACTCGGCTGTTTCGGCGGCAAAGGCAAGAATGCCCTCTCGCGAATCATGAACCCAATTCGTGTGGAAATCCCGACTTGGTCTAGCACTATACTGTCCAAAGTCCAGTGTTGTTGCGGAGATATCGGCGACGTGATAAAAACGCAAATCCCGCCTACATTGGATGTCATTTATTTAGACCCGCCATATAACCAGCACCCCTACGGGAGCAACTATTTCATGCTGAATGTCATTATCGAGAATCGTGAACCAGTCGCATTATCAAAAGTATCAGGTATACCCACAAACTGGAACAAATCCGCATACAATAGTCGCAAAACGGCAGTCAATGCGATGCGTGAACTACTCGCAAATGCGACATCGAAATCCGCGTTTGTCGTCCTCTCATATAACAACGAGGGAATCATAGAGGCAGAAGATTGGGCGCAATTATTTGAACCATATGTGGTTGAAAAGCGCGAAATCGATTATGATACATTCAAGGGGTCGCGAAACTTACAAAATCGCAGCAACAAAGTTGTGGAAATCATGTATATTATATCAAAAATATAGAGGCTGAACCCTAGAAAATTGAAAACCGGCAAATGACATAAAGTGATACCATAATATATAGAAAAATGAAGTTTTGTTCCGAATGCGATAATATGTACTACATCAAAATAAATGGTGAAGATGAGAACTCGCTCATTTACTATTGCCGATTTTGTGGACATGAAGACAATGAACCCGCCGAGAATGGCGTAGTTGTATTGCGGACCGATTACAAGAAGTCGGAGCAGCAATTTAGTCATATGATAAATCGATACATCAAGCATGACAATACGCTTCCGCGAATCACCAATATGAAATGCCCGAATGAGAGTTGCGGGAAAAAGGAGTCGGCATCGGCATCGGCATCGGCGGCATCAGCAGATGAAGATAATTCCAGCATCATTTACCTCCGCTATGATGACGACAACATGAAATACTTGTATATTTGCGAAAATTGTAATACCACATGGAAGACAGACGACAACAAATAAGGGCGTCAAAATACAAATAACAGGCATATACAATGTTTTTTACACATCTCATAACTTGTGAAAACGACGTCGGGTTTATACCTCTATAAATGTTCAATGGTGTAAAAGCGCAAATGTATATATTTTCACTGGTATATAATAGATACAATTTTTTGTTTGTTATAATCATCTTGTTTCGCAATAAAAACATCTATTTTATCCAGCTCTAACATATATTCATTATCTGTCATACTATTTATTTTTTCAGAAACTTCGCAAAACCCAGAATCATATGTAATTGCCGGTAAATTATATACATCAGAAAAATATTTATTTAAAATTAACGGTTTCCTATGAGAAACCGCAATAGATAAAGCACCCGAAAATCTGTCTACATTGGAATATTTAACGTGTCTATGTAAGATAAATTTACTACGACAAACCAATTGAACTAGATCTGTCGCATTACAATCGGGAAAACATTTTACATTTGTCATGGAGCCAAACTGTTTTATATCCAAATTGTGAGATATAAAGTAAAATTCATACTCTTGGGAATTTAAAATAAATTGTTTTAAATCGGCGTCTATATATTCTTGTTTAAAATATCCAATATATGTTATTATCTTTTCTACAGTCCGGTTTACAATTCCAGAATACAGTGGAAATATATAATTTATTTTACCTGGTTTTATAAATTGTGGGTTTTCTGTAGAAAACGCGATTATATTATTATTTTCAGTTATGAATGGCGACAATACAATATATCGTTCGGAGATGTCTTGACATTGATATAAATGAAGAATTGATATTATTTTTTCGTCATGCATAATCGGGTCGTTAGATGTTAGTTTTATAATAATATTATTTTTAACAATATCCTCTAGATAAAATTCAGTGTGAATATTGATGTTTTTATAATTTTGTTGAAAATATTGTACATACCCAAAATATTCTTCTATGAAATATACATTTATTTCTATATTTGGCTCCTGTAAATATTTATTATTTTGAAATAATTCGCATATGAATCCAACACATTCCCAATGAAACTTGAAAGTGCCGATAATTGCGATTTTCAACATTGTATATTATTTATATATACAATGAGCGTTATATATATATATATTTATTGGCAGTATGAATAAAAATACCGTATTGTTTATAGATCCACGCCCAATTGATTATTGTGTTCCCATATTAAATCAATATATACGCGTTTTGGGAAATTCGTGGAACTATGTTTTTTATTGCGGAAAAGATACTGCAGATTATTTAAAACAATTGGGCATCGCGGATTGCGTAGAACTGCGAGAACTAGATGTTTATAATTTTGAACATCATTCGGAATACAGCAATTTTTTGAAACAAAAATCGCTATGGGAAAGTCTTACCGGAGAATATGTTTTAACTGCGCAAGTAGATACCTGGGTTTTTGAGGATGGTATTGATATTAATTTTTTTATAAACTTAGATAAGAGTTATATTGGAGGTAATATGGAATGTCGGTGGGTTGAGTTAGAAAGAGATGGTTTTTTTCCAACTATAAAATGCTTTAATGGAGGATTATCTTTGAGAAAACGGCAAGATATTATTAGAATAATTGATGCTTTTCCTCCGGGTTGTAGTGCGAGAAGCAATATACTATCTACAAAAATGGAAACTGATGCGGAAGACGTTTATTTTACAATAGGTTGTTATCGGCTCGGATTACCAGTTGGAGATGATAATATATCCAGATATTTTTCATTACATCATACATTTGTTGAACCATTTTTTGGAACACACCAGCCAGGCATAAATGTTAAAAAAAAATTGCTTGAACTGTATCCGAATTTAGGAAAAGAAAATCCATATTTGTAATTGTTGTATATATTACTCGGTTTCTCAAAGTGCTTATGCCAAGCGGATGCTCGTCATACATCTCTAAGGGATTCAGGAGCCCCCCCCTCGAAGGGGGGGGGTGGAACCGTTACTTTGCGCATCTTTGATGCAAAATGTGTAAAGATTGTAATTTATTTTTAGAATACTATTTGAGACATCTATGGGTTTTTGTGTAACTTATAAGTTTTGCAAAAATTGCGTGCTGTAAAAACGGTACGTTTTTACAAAAGGTGTTTTTATCAAAAAATTGTTAAAGTTGACACCGCAGGGGGTCGACTTAAAGTGTTTTTTGAAGATACAAAACCCGATGGGTTTTTGTATGTTCGAAAAATTGCGTGCTGTAAAAACGTACCGTTTTTACAAAAGGTGTTTTTCGACAACTTCTCCCATTTGGGGGAAGTTATCAAAAAATTGTTAAAGTCGACACCGCAGGGGTCGGCTTGAAGTGTTTTTCAAACATACAAAAACCCATCGGGTTTTGTATGTTCAAAAAATTGCGTGCTGTAAAAACGGTACGTTTTTACAAACGGTGTTTTTTGGTAACTTCCCCCAAATGGGGGAAGTTATCAAAAAATTGATTTAAAATATAAATGATTATATAAATTATAATACAAAATGGCTGATAAAAAATACGACGATTACGAAAGCAGTTCTGGAGGTTCCGATTCTGATAACAATGATGATGATGCCCCCGATTTAAAATACATAAGCAAAGTAAAGAAGGCAGCAGGGGTCGCCCAAGTAGGCGGAGTTGGCGACTATGACGATGACGATGAAATTGAGGAACTCAGTGACGAAGATGAAGATGGCGATGAAGGAAGTTGGGAATCTGGGTCCAACAACGACGACGAACTATTTGAAAAAAAAACAGGTGCTCAATTTATTGGCGAAGACGACGAAGATGAACTAGAACTAAGTGATGAAGACGATGACAACGAAGAAATCAAACTCCAAAAGTTCAACAATGAAGTTCGGAAAAACGTCATTACAGAACATCACCCCGAATTAATGATTCACAATTACCACGAAGTAGAGGCAATGTGTAATATTGTGCGAAATGAACGCGGAATCATAATCGACCCATTACACAAGACTTTGCCGTTTATCACAAAATATGAGAAGGCAAAGGCTTTAGGTGAACGTGCCAAACAAATCAACGCAGGGGCAAAACCATTTGTAGTGGTTAGCGATGAAATCCTGGATGGATATGTGATTGCACTAATGGAGTTTGAACAGAAGAAAATCCCGATGATTATTCGAAGACCGTTGCCGAATAATGGATGCGAATACTGGCGCTTGGCAGACCTTGAGAATATTATATAGTGGATTTGGAAGAGAGGCGCTGTTTTTTACCGGATAAAAACAAGATTGTTGTTTGAACACGCCCAACGGGCGTGTCGAAAAATTGTTTGGATACAAAACATTTATGTTTTGTATTCAAAGTGTTTTTCTGTAGATGAAAACTCTTAGTTTTCATCTACCGAAAAATTGATTTGCCACACGGTTTACTTCATGAAAGAACATAAAGTATCCTCTCTTAAATAAACAATGTCCAACCAACCTATCAAGAATCCCGCCGTTTTTCGCGAAAATGTTCGCTCGAAATTAATTGCCATCTATGGCAAAGACATGAACTCAACAATTCTGGCAAATGTGGAAATCGGCGCCTACAATTATGCCATCAAAGAGGCATCCAATCTGAAAGTAATCAAAAAATGGGACGTGCCTTCATTTACCACCATATACATGGACCGTCTCCGAACCATTTACATCAATTTGAAGAACGAGAATCTTCGCCAGCTCTTGAAAAATGAAGACATCAGTCCCAAAACACTAGCATTCATGACTCACCAGGAAATGAACCCCGAACATTGGCGCACGATGATTGACGCAAAAATCAAGCGCGACAGCAACAAGTACAATGTCAATGTCGAGGCAATGACCGAAATGTTCACGTGTAAGAAATGTAAATCCAAGCGTTGTACTTATTACGAATTACAGACCCGCTCGGCGGATGAGCCGTCCACGATTTTCATCACTTGCCTGGATTGTGGCAAGCACTGGAAGCAGAATTGAAAATATATATTTATACTTACAAATATATATCACATGTTTTTTGGAAGTTTAAATGGCATTAAACCCCCCCCCCCGGCTAAAATTCTGAGTATAACATTACCCGGATTAACTACGGATTCAGCAACAAATTACGGAGGGAATTGGACAAACTCAACCATTTCAACGGTTACCGCACCAAATTATAGTTTTTTGGGTTCAGGTATTTCCGGATTAGGACAATACCAAGTTGTTCCAACATATAATTTAAATGGTATCTTTGTTTCAAATGATTATGGTTCAACATGGTCATTAAAAAGTTCAGTAGTAGATCTATATTTTACCGTATATATATCGTACTCTGGAAAATATGTGTTTATACCAACTTTTACAGGTAAAATGTATAAATCGACAGATTTTGGCGCAAATTTTAGTGTTGCATTTGATCCAAAGCCAAATTATTACTTTTTTTCACAAAATGAAACCTACCATGGATATATTTCAAGTACAAATAGATTGAATATATCGAGCAATTCGGGTACAAGTTTTGCAATTCCAAGTGATTTATCATCAGTTTCAATTATATCCGCAGCTTTTTCACAAGACGGAAAATATCAATTGGCAATTTCATCAACAAATATCTATGTAAGTAATAATTTAGGAGTAACCTATACTTCTAAACTTGGTGGATTATCAGGATTAAGCTCGACCCTGACCCCCTCGTTTGGGGTGGGGGTAGCAATGTCACTGAATGGCCAATATATGTTTGTCAATAGTTCAACCATTTTAAGATATTCGAATGATTATGGTCTTACTTGGATTGATTCATCTGGAGTAACGGGTTCTAATACATTAGAATGTAGTTATACTGGAAAATATGTTAGTCTTAGAACCACAACTAATGTATATATCTCATCAGATTTTGGAGCAACATTTACATCCAAATATAATAGTACCAATATTTCTGGAAAAAGAATGTCGCTAGATGGAAAATATTTAATTGTTGTAAATACAGGAAATACAAATATGCAAATATCAAAAAATTATGGAGAGTCATGGACAACCGTGACAACGGGCATTAATGCCGCTGGAACTGGTAATAATTTTTTATCTCCAAACTTATCTGCTGATGGTAAATATATGTTATTAGCTACAAATATTAATTTAACCAATGCAACTAATTATGTATATAGATCCGCAAATTAAACACCAACTGTTCTAACGCCTCTATGGTGCTATTATTAACCAGCGTAATATCGACACTCTCGCTCAAATCCACAGTCTCGCTCAAATGTGAGTGGGAGCTCAACGGTTCGCATTCTGGTCGCACAATCCGGACAAGCCTGGCTCCAGGAAACTTTTTTACCGCGGCGACTTCATTGGTAAATCGACAATCAGAGACCACAATCTTGGCCTTAGGATTCGCCGCCAAAATCATGGCAATCCGTTTTTCCACAATATCTATCCACAAATTGATATAAATATGGTCTCGTATCAAATCTGTGCCGACCATTTGGAGGGCCTTGCGCGGAGTAAATCCGGGAATCCCCGTTTTCAGAGACCACTCTGCATCTGGTGCTAAGCGCCATGCCCGGGATTCTGGGGTATCTCCCTCTAACATGTGTCTCGGCCAAGAGAATAAAATGGCAACCACATCTTTAAGCGCATCGGCAAAAGATAGGCGAACAAATCCGTATTTGGTAACGAGAATATTGGTGACGGTATCTTTACCGGAACCTTGGGCACCACAAAGACCAATAATCATAGTTGTATGATTATTAGTATGTTGTTTTTATACACATATAAACACACTATGCAAATATAGTAAATGCTACATATGGACCAAGTTAACGATATCAAACTGCTAAAGGAAATCAATCGCGAGTTATTGAAGAAGAACAAGGCACTTTCGAAAAGAGTTTCAAAACTGAAGAATTACCTCTCTGTAATCCAGGACCGACATGGTGAAGAAATATGCGAGTACTTTGACGATTGTCAGAGTCTGTACGATACAGCCGAAGAGTTTTGTTTTGAGAGTGTACCGGATTGCTTCCATGCGCTTGTAGAGTATTTTGGTTGTGCCGACCCTCTCTATAATGCAAATGATTGGGAGGAATATGAGAAGGAAATCATGGGTTCAGATTATGAAGAAGCAGAAAAAGAGGAGGAAGAAGCAGAAAAAGAGGAGGAAGAAGCAGATTCAAATGTAGTCGCAGAACACCCATAAATAACAAAAAAATGTTTTTTCATATATTTGACAACAAAAATATATGAAACTTGTCTAAAATACAACTCCACATTTTGTGAAAATGGATGGAGGCATGAAGATATTATAAATCCGCATGTACCTGTAAATGAAAAGCCACGACTAATTCTTGGTGAAAAACTTGACCAAATATGTAAAGCACTATGTCCTGTCAAACTCCGCTACGATGGAAAACCAATTCATTTATGAACAGCATAAAGATTTTTGCCATCCGAAATATATATGTCCGGCATCGTCGATATCCCCGACAATCCCAAAAACATCAATTATCGCCTGTATATCTTGGACCCTCTATCTGTCATTGTGAAACTCGCCATCTTGCGCAACAAATCCGTCGGCACCAAAATCCGCATAGGCAATAATGTTTTTTTCATCCAGGAACCGGGACCTTTCCAAGCTCTATGTCGCATATATTTCAACTCCGGCAAAACGGACTTACAGTATTTATACAATCCAATCCAACTCGCGTGTTCTACTTTCCTAAATCCGCGATTCCGCGACAAAACGCCTAATATCCGCAAGCTATTCCAATGTGCCATTGCGGGACTAGAACGATTAAAAGAAACTTACAAGGCGTGTCCGGTCATCGTATTATGTCTAAACCTTTACATCAATATTATTGAGAACTATTTAGATGAATATATGAACGACCGCCTCTTCAAGAAAGACGCAATGACGGCCGTTTACGACGTGGCGTCGATTGCCTCTCTCAATGGCATTTGGACATCAGAACGAATCAAAGTGGTGATGGATATTATTGATTTTTTGTGTACCGATAATTCGGCGGCGAACAATGTCCAATCACTGGAAATATTCATCAACAATATTGATTTGATAGTGCCAACAATTATAAATCCTTAATATAAACCCCTTCATAAAAATCTGTTTATTGGTTGAAATCCATAATTGAATTAAAATCGTACATGGTTTGAAAATATGATTGTAGATCGGGGTCCGACCCCGGACTAAGCTCTGACCCCAAACTAGGTTCAGAACCTTGGTCTAAGTCTAACACAGGTTCGACCTTGGGTCTCGTGATTTCATCAATAATTGTCTTGTATTTTTTGTACTTCAGGTCTTCTAAACTTGGTGGCAATGGGTTTATGAAAGACTTCAAATAATCAATTGAGTAATGGATAATTAAAATGACCAATACAGATACAATCACGATGTTGAACACCATATATCAAAAGTGATGGTATTTTTGATATATGTTAAAACGCGCTTTACTTTTTATTTGACTTGCGTCTCTTACTTTTACTAGCGACCACGGACTTGCGGTTTTGTTTCTTTGATTTTCTTCCACCGAAAAGTCTGTTGCCTGGCTTTTGGCCTACATCATCAGGATTGGACTGTTCATTTAACTTTACATCATCTGGTTTGACAGTTTCCTTTATAACAGGTTTGACCTGTTTCTCTAACTTTACATCATCAGGCTTGACCTCGGATGCCTTGGCCTCAGGTTCTGATGCCGATTTGCCAAAAGAAAACAAGTTTGAGAATCGAGATGCAATTGACTCGGAAGGCTTCTCATTGGCTTTCGCATCAACTTGAGCTTGTAATTTGGCATTTTCATTAGTAAGACTTTTGATTTTCTCATCATTCGCCTTCTTAATGGCTTCGCATTTTGTTTCTGAATCTTTCTCCAACTCCTCTATTTTTTTGGTATTTGTCTCTATCTTTTTCTTGGGATCCGAGTTCATGAAATCAAAAAGCCCAGCTCCGCGTTGTTGTTTTCGTGGCATTATATACTAGACGCACAAAAAATCAAAAATACAACCAAAACCATATAAACGCATATCTCAGAAAATAACCATCTAAATGCCCTCGCTTATACTTGTCGACAAATCCGGAAAGCTCAAGTCAATTAAAACTGATGGCCTTGATTTGGAAGCCCTTTGTAAAAAATGCGGGTTCAAGAGCATCGACGGGTTTGCCCTTGCCCATACTTGGTCCGTCGCATTCAACGAAATCGAATACAAGTTGTGCCTCTATGGCAAAACGGCGGGTCGCGCCAATTCGGAGAACAAATATGAGTTTCCGCCGCCGATGGACAATACGCTTTTTTTTGGCAGTTGTGTTGTCCTAAATATCGAGAATGGTATAGTGGCGGATTTGTCCGTAAAAGACTTTGAAGATATTATGGAGCATTTGTATGGGGGATTCGAAGATGTGGATTCTGAAGATGAGGAAATCGAATCATCCGATGACGAAGTTGTCGGGTTGCCAAAAACCAAAGATGGATATGTGAAAGACGATTTTGTTGTGGATTCGGATGATGATGGTTCCGGAGGAGATGATGATGACGATTCCGAAGAAGATGTAGAGTCGGACGACTCAGAGGAAGAAATTGTGAAACCCAAGGCAAAGGGAAAAGCGCCGGCAAAAACAAAGCCCGTACAAAAACCAAAGGCGGCTAAGAAAGAGAAACCGGAACCAATACTGGTGGAGTGCTCAGATGAATTGACCGAGGAGGAATACTTGGCTATGTAGACATGATACCCGTTGTTTATGGGTATGTAAACCAAACAATTGCTATACCAGAACCACCGACAGAGACTCAGGACAAATTACAATCCAAATGCTACACCTGAACCAGTAGTAATACCACCAAGGTTTGTTCCAGTAACAGCAATCCATTCTGTTCCACCTATACTGTATGCTATCTTTGTGTTTCCAGTGCCCCCTGTAGCACCAACAACCCAATGATTATCAGAATATGCTACACTAAGTCCCTCAAAAATACCACCCAGATTTGTTCCAGTAACTGCTTGCCAACTAGTTCCATTTGTACTTGTCGCAATACCGGAGCCTTGTCCGACAACAACCCAACGTCCATTTCCATATGCTACACCTTGTCCAACAGTAATACCACCACGAGATGTATAACCAGCAGGAACTCCTGTCCAAGTAAGTGCGTTATCTGTACTGTACGCAATCATTGTGTTTTGACCAACAACAACCCAACGTCCATTTCCATATGCTACACCACGGGGAAAAGTAATACCGCCCGCATTGCCACTTGAAACAGCATACCAAATAATTCCATTATTGCTCCATGCAATTCCACTACCAACAATAACCCATATTCCATTTCCATATGCCACACTTTTTGCATCATTAATACCACCACGATTTGAACCACTAGGAACAGCATTCCAATCAACTCCATTATTTACACTATACAAAATTGGAATGGTTTCTCCACCAACAACCCAGGTTCCATTTCCATATGCTACGCATGTGGCACGAGTAATACCACCGATAGAAGTAGCAGCTGTCCAACTAGTTCCATTTGTACTATACGCAATTTTTGAGCCTTCACCAACAACAACCCATGTTCCATTGCCATATGCTACACCCAGGGGGGTGGTAATACCACCAAGATTATTAGTAGGAGTAATAGCAGTCCAACTAGTTCCTGTTGGACTTGTTGCAATAACTGAGCCTGTGCCAACAACAATCACACGTGAATTAATCACTCCCGTTGGTGGTACGGGAAGTGCCAATACAATAATTCCGGACCCGCCCGTATTTTGTGGATTTGAACTACCTCCGCCACTACCTGTATTGTTTCTAGCATTTGGATTATTAGCAATAGTTGTGTTGTATCCAGGATAAATTGTAGATATACCCTTTCCAGAAGCATATCCACCGGTTCCAGAACCAGCACCAGCATATGAATTACCTGCTATATATCCTCCTGGACCGCCAGCAGCCCACCATGTATTTGGATAAACAGCCGAAATACCCGCGACTATAGGTTTCTTTGGTAATCCACCATCTCCTCCGTATCCACCCAAAGACCCATTTGCGCCTACTCCACCGGCACCACCACCGCCACCACCATAAGAGGCGGTAGATCCACCAGCATTAACATTATCTCCACTAGTTCCACCCGCTCCCGCTCCCGATGCTGCTGTTCCAGCAAATCCGCCAAAACTTGTAATATTGTTTGCGGTTTCTACTGAAAATATTATTGTAGAACTACTACCTCGATTTCCTGCGGCTGCTCCTGCTCCAACACTCAATGTCATTGTTTGTGGATTTACAACAGAAACGCTGCCTTCTTGAAATTGTCCTCCGCCACCACCAGCAACCCATCCACTACCACCAGCTCCTACACACATATAGTAAATTGTGGCAGACGAAGTACCACTCTTTGTTATTGTATAAAAGTTTGCTGTTGTATTAGTAAAAGTATATACGTTATAGCTACCATAACCAAAAATTGTTACATAACTTGCGTCAACAGTAGGACTAATTGTAAAAGTACTTGGTACCGAATATGTTTGTTTTACCATTCCCCCTAAACTGCTTAATGATGAAAACATCTATAATTAATATAACCAAACAATATAAACCCATCAAACATACTAATATAATGGATTATTCACACATATTACATCGTTTCCCACATTTCGAACTTTCTTATGAAACATTTGCGCATAAGAAAGTTCCTCCTATATACGACGTTTGCTTGTCTATTCCCGCGGGAAAAAAACAGCTCATCTGGTTCACATTCGACAACACCGAAGATATTGCCATCTTAATCGATCTCAACAAATCCCGCCAAATCTGTAAAATGACTCGCGTCAACGTTCCGTCATTGCGTGTAGACACCTATTTCGGCACATTGTTGTACGGGACCATAGTACAAGAGCCAGACTCAAACCAAATATTCGTCGTCGAGGACATTTACCACTATGAGGGCACCGATATGAAACGGATGTTATTCGGCGAAAAGCTCACATTTTTACAGTATTTTTTCACGAAGAATGTGCCGTCGCAACATATAGTCGCAGCCAAAGACCAACTCTTGGTTGCTCTACCCTATATGCGCGTAGTAAACGACGCGGCACTGGATTCGCTTCCATTCTATGAATCAATCACCAAATCCGCCAAATATATGAGCCACCACATCCAATTCCGCTCAACTGGTTATGTAGCGCCATATTTGAATCACATATATAAGAAACCGCAACCAATTGTGGAACAGGTGCCGTCAATGGATATGCTTGTCCCGCGCACTGATTGCGACTATCGTCTTCCAGTATATTCGCACCAGGCAATATTCCGTGCGATGGCCGATATTCGCGACGACGTGTATCATTTATTTGCCTACGGAAAAGAGAAGCCCGATGTTTATGTTGGCGTGGCATATATTGGAACCCGGACTCAAAGCAAAACTATGAACTCGTTATTTCGCAAAATCAGGGAAAATATCAATATTGATTATGGCGAAGAAAGTGACGACGAAGAATGTTTCCAAGATACGCGTGTGGACAAATACGTGGATTTGGCTCGGGAACACAAAATCGAATGTGTATTTAATCGCAAGTTCCGGATGTGGGAGCCTGTGAAACAAGTGGTCTCGGGGAAATATACACATATTGCGGAGCTGATATCGAATCAACCCAATGCCAATGCCAATGCCAATGCAAATACCAATAGAATATATCATAGGCAAAATGATAATTCCAGGCCCAATCAAAGACCTAAATACCACAACAACAAATAATCTAATTACACATTTGGACATATTCCAAATGTATAATACTAATTCTCTTCCTACATCTAAGCATTCGGAATAAACACATTTTCAAGTTCTACAGCTGCAGCCGCTTCTGCTGCTTCTGCCGTTGACGCGTCTTTGCGATTCAATTCATCCAACGTCGTCTTGTGATATTCCAATATTTGTTGTATTTGCGTCTTGTTTTTGAACGGTTGAAAAACCGACCGGCCTTCCATATAATCCCACAATGGCAACGACTTCTTACTATTGTATATCAAAAGAAACCGCAACGCCTCTCCTGTAGAATACGCGCAATATTTCTTAATAACGGTCATATATTTACTCGTAATATCCAGCATCATCTTGTGATAATTCGCCATTTTTTCACACGTAAACGAACATTCATAAATCACAAACTGCGAAATAAACTTGGTGCTATTGTATTTAAGATTGTCGTTTCCGTGTTCAAACTTTTCATACATTGCCATACATTGCGGGTCGCGTTTTTCCGTCATTTCCGCCAAACAATCAATCATGATTTGTTTCCCCACCATGACAAACGCATCCAAAATATCCAAATACGCGCGGTCTTTCATATTCATACTATCCGTGCGAATCAAATCATCCGCCAACTGTTCTTTATCAACCTGGTTCAAAATGTATTGATAAATCATCCGGTGATTTTCGCCTCGAGCACGAATATTGTTAGCCAACGGGTTCATTTCAACTTGTTCAATATGAATCACGTATCTGTGGAAATTGGTCAAATACCGCAAATTGGCAATTATAGCATTATTCATCAATTCAGTTTGAGCCACGTAGGGTTTTACGCGACTCTCATAAAATGGCATATATTTTTCAATTAAACTGCGCATCGCGACATCTTTTCGTCCCAATGTTTCCGGATTCACACCCAATAACCCTTTTTCGTTTTCAAATACTTCGCAAAAAACACGCGGAACACGACGCGAACTGACACAATCCGACAATAAATCGGAAATACGCCTGGCGCTCACATTGAAAGCCGTCGCACCACCACATTGCGCAGCAGGCTCAGTGATTCCGCGCTCCCGCATCCACTGATAATAGTGCGGATTATGGACAACCCCGCGTTCAACCGTACCCTTGCTCCAACTGAATGCGGTTTTACACTCGATACACCACATTTGGTCGCATCCGTCAATCTTGGAAATGCGCATGCCGCAATTGGGACACGGGCGCGTATTTTTGCGAAGCTCCTCTACTGTATCCACGTCTTCCTGTTTACATTCATGCGCCTCTTTTTCGCCTTCAATTGCCACAAAACACTTGGGGCAAGTATATTTAGAACAAAGGTCGCATTTGTATTGCGTCGACAACATTCCACGGCATCCCGCAGTTTGACACTGCATGACAAACTTTCGAGCCGTATTCGACGGATTCCCCATTTCATTGGCAATTGTATTGTATTCGCGATACAATTCGTGTATTTGCGTCCGATGTTCATCGATTTGTACCATTATTTCCGCCATTCGTTTATCCGAATCCGAGATTTTTGCGTACCGCAATGCACCTTCATAATGTTCGGGGATTTTTGCGATGGCCATGTCGGTCAATATGGTGCGGCGATGTTGCCGGTAATCTTTCTCCATAAAAGATGCGTTCAATGCCGATTTGGAAAATTCAATGTTCCATTTGTTGCGGCATTTCATACAATGTGGGTCATTCGTGGTGCCAGTTAAGTATGTCCGCACACATTCTTTACATGCCTCAAAAGAGCAACTTGGAAAATAGCATTTTACGGTGCTGTGCGTGGATTTATTGTATTTACAGCAGCACACATTACAACTATTGGTAGAGGCAACAAGCATTCTATTCTGTATATATATACAAAACCCGTTTATATCATTTTATGAATAAGCACAACCCACCTCCATTTTGTATTATATTCGATATTGATGAAACAATGATTCAGTATTTGCATACTGAAAACAGCATCCATCGATGGCATTCTTATAAAAAACTATTCCCCAATAAAATCGACGCACATGAATCGGAATCGCACATTGTCTTATTTCGCCCGGGACTCAAAGACTTTATACGGTTCGCGAAATCCCACAACATTGACATTGCTATATGGACATACGGCAACAAAACATATTCCAAGTTTATCGATGGAGAAATTACAAAATATGCTGGACTGGAAACGAGCCCTTTCGTATTTGTTTATTCCCGCGAAGAAATAGAGGTGGATTTAGCAAATGGACGCGAAGAGAAAGATTTGCGGCGTGTATATGAAGCGTATCCGGGCAAATATACTCGGGCAAATACGTTTCTAGTAGATAATCGCGCGGCCAACATTTTTCATAATTTCAATCGTGAAAATGGCATTTTGGTTGAATCATTCGATATTATGGCCGGGTATAGTCCAAATCGTGATACTATGTTCAGAACCATTCAAACCATTTGTGGTAAATTGATGAAAGACTTTTCAACGCATGATTATTCGATTTTTTCAAAATCAAACATTGTTCGAAATGGACTTGGTAATTTATACAAGAATTATGTTGTTAGTGGGACACCTCTATCATTAGTGAGCGAAGGACGTGTAGATGAAGATTCATCATTTAGGCGCGCCATGTATGTAACACAAACACGTAAACGCAAACGTAGGGGCGGCTTAAGCCATAGGCGGACCGTAAGCCATAGGCGGGCCGTAAGCCATAGGGCGGGCCATAGGGTGCGGAAAACTCGACAGAAAAACATTAACAAAAAATATAAAGTATATGCGCCTTTCTAAGTCAATGGGAAACACCGGTTCAACGACACAAATAACAGCAAATTACGAAGATATACAGAGAGGATTGTCCATAAAAAATGGCATATTGATACATACAATGGATGATGAAACTATTTTAATCAGTGGAACAACCTATATTTCAAATGAAACGCTACGGATAAACAGGTTATTGGATGACCGCGAATATGATACAAATATTATCATTTATGGAAAAAACACGGATGATTATGAAAGTCTAGCAAAAAAACGCGCCCAACTACTGACACTGGGATTTCGCAATGTGTGGATTTATCCAGGTGGCATATTTGAATGGATTTTACTACAAGATGTATTTGGAAAAACGCAATTTCCAACCACTACAACAGTCAATGATATTATCAAATCTCGGCCCAAATCCGTGATATACATAATAAATACGCATTATCCATTATAATTGCGTGGTTAATAAGTAAATTAAATATTTACTTATTATTTATATAGCGTGTTATGATCAATAAAAAAACAGCAGCAATAAATACGCAAGTATATACACAAAATCTGGTTTCTCGTGGTGTGGCACAACAGTTTGTACCAGTTGGTGTTAGCGCTTCGGAGTTTAACGCATCAAAACAAGCCGAACCTACAATTATATATGCTGATGGTTCTGGACCTGGTCCAGCAGGACCAGCAGGTCCAGCAGGTCCAGCAGGACCAGCAGGACCAGCAGGACCAGCAGGGGCAGCAGGGGCTCCGGGGGCCCAAGGACCTCAAGGAACAGCAGGAACAGCAGGGGCTCCGGGGGCCCAAGGAGCAGCAGGACCAGCAGGACCAGCAGGACCAGCAGGACCAGCAGGACCAGAAGGGCCTCAAGGTATTCAAGGACCAGCAGGTGCTGCATCGACTAAAGGTGACAAAGGTGACCCAGGAGCTCAAGGTCCCCAAGGTCCTCAAGGAACAGCAGGAACAGCAGGAGCTCAAGGTCCTCAAGGAACAGCAGGAGTTCAAGGTCCCCAAGGTATCCAAGGTATCCAAGGAACAGCCGGAGTTCAAGGTCCCCAAGGTATCCAAGGTATCCAAGGAACAGCAGGAGTTCAAGGTCCCCAAGGAACAGCAGGAGTTCAAGGTCCAGCAGGTACTAATGGAACTAATGGAACTAATGGAGATACAGGTCCAACTGGTTACCAAGGTGTTGGCGGAGGTTTAGTATATTTCTTGAACTATAATAATCGTTCTATTATACAGACATTTAATGTAATAGGATCAAAAACATATTATTTAGCCGAAAGAACACATAATACAAATAGCACTTTTACGCAGGCATTGACCGGAATAGGTCAACATAGTGTAATATTTACTGGTGCCACTGACGAAAATAAATTAGCATTTTTGATTGAACCAAATACTATTACAAACAACTTTATTCCAGGTGGAATATGGAATATGAATATTTATGCGTCATGTCCTAATAGTACATTTGCCCAAAATTATATTTTATGGAGTCTCTATTATAATATTGAAACAAACCCCGGAAATTATGAAATAACAATGATAGGGTCAAGTGTAAAAAAATATTTGACAAGCACTGTAATTACAGAATATTCAATTGAAAATAAGATTTCTACTAGATTTCTGAACAGCTATTCTAAACAATTGTTTATAAAAATATCAATTGGTTCAGATAATATAGGTTCAACAGATCCAATTACTTTTCATTTTTCAAGTGCGCAACCAACAAATATTCAAACAACAATTCCATTATTAGGCGATATTGGTCCGACTGGTTATACTGGAACTTCATATTTTAATTTTCAATCAGGTGGGTCTACTAATTTATATTACAATTTGGGTAATTTAGCAGTTGGTAAAACAAGTGCTTCATACCCACTTGATATTAATGGAAATATTAATACAACTTCAAATTACTTAGTGAATGGTGTAAATATATTATTGGATACACCTCTCTTAGGTAATGCCACAGCAACTACACAACTAATTACGGATACTTCGACACGAGTTGCTACAACCTCTTTTGTAAAATCATATGTTGATATCAGTGTTAACGCAATTTTAGGATTTTATACAACAACTGCAGATATAAATAGCCGTTTTAACTCCACTAATGATAGTATTAATACATTACAGCAAAGTATAAATGATATTGAAGGTGTTGAAAGTGGTGG